GCTGAATGGTCACAAGGGCATGCCGTTTGAATACATAGTAAAATTAATTGAACAGCATCCTGAACATGAATGGATAAATCTACAAGCTGATGCAACTGATGAAGAGACTGCCAAGTTGGTTGCTGCTGGGGTGCAAGTATATCCTGGATCAACAACAAACTTTGCTGACACGGCTGCGTTAATGCATCATTTAGATTTGATAATTTCAGTTGACACTGTAACTGCACATCTAGCAGGTGCACTATCTAAGCCAGTATGGATTATGCTGAACAACTATGCAGTTGACTGGAGATGGTTAATAGACAAAAACACCACCTGGTGGTACCCATCAGCAGTGTTATTCAGGCAAGATAGCATGGATAACTGGGATTCAGTGTTAACCAAACTTAATCAACATCTTCGACTTTACAAAATTTAAAGTATTTCCCAACTCATGCTGTAAGTGTAGGCAAATACTGGAGAAGTTATAGTATTGCTTTGAAATTCATTGTTGCTGTTTTTGCTAGATGTAGCTTCGGTAACACGACAAAAAAATTCATGTCCTGAAAACGTATCTATTGCGCCTCCAGTAACGTCTACACCTTGAATTGTATATGTTGCGTAAGTTGTATTGTAAGATAGCAAATTGGGTTTTGATATTCTACTGCCCAGATCAGTCTCGGTCGCGCCATCATAGATTACACCAAAGCTGTTATAGCTGTTGCTATTTTGTTGACGAGTAACCTGCCATTGTCCTTGTATTTGAATTCGACATTGAGTTGCTGGATATGTTATTAATGTGTCTGGATCTGTATAGCTTTGTAAAGTGTTGCCAATTACTGGAATAGTCCAGTTTGTTGCTGACAAACTTAATAGTCCTCCACTCAGTGGTTTAACTTGTGCTCCCGGCGATCCATAATCAAATTCACCGTTATATGCTGTGTCTGGCCAACCAAGGCTTAATCCAAAAGTAATTCTATCATTATAACCTTGTTGACTAAATCGCCAACGACCCTGGTCATTGATGTTAAGTCCAGTTGATGCAGTTAACTGCGCCGAACCAGAGTATCCTGGTGGAGTATAAAATGTATTGGGCATAATGTATTTAATCCAACAAAAAACCCGCCGAAGCGGGTTCTTGTTTGGTACAATCTCTGATTAAGAGAAAGACAAGTTAGATACAGCGATCTCACCAACATAGTCACCGGCATTACCGAATGAAGATGCAGTGTTTGTCAACTCAATGTAACCATAACGAGTCATAAATGACACGACTGGTTCAAATGTAGTTGGATCAAGTACAACACCACTGCTCATCAAAGGAATGTATGGGCAGTAGAAAGCGGCTGCGTCAGCTTCGCTTGAACCTTTGTAACCAACCAACACACGCATAGCGCCGTTCAATGTACCAACAAACTTGGTGTTTGTAGGAGCTTCGAATGTACCTTCTGTAGTACGTGCAAATGCGCTAGTTGTAGCAGATTGCAATACTGTCAAAGATGCTGGAGAAACAACAGCCCAGTTACCTGCGCCACGACGTGTGCGTTGAGCGATCAAGTTAGCAACACGGTTAACTAGAACTGCCAATGCGGCATGCTCGTCACCAACGAATGTAGCTGTACCTGAAACGGTAGCTTGGTTGTATGTGAACTCAGTCTGAGCCAATGAGCGCAAGCTCAATAGGATCTCTTGGTCAATTTCAGCTGTGATCTCTTGTGCAAGAGCAGCCATAATTTCAGCTTCTACATCGATACCGTGCATAGCTTGTGCATCTTGAGCTGCCTCAAATGTCCAACGAGCTTGCAACTTACGTGTCTTGGCTTCAACAGCTTGCTTCAAGATTTGAACAGAGATCTGACGACCGCCGTTACCTTCAAGAGTAGCAGTTTGAGCACCAGAGTAGCCTTGAGCGGCTGTCTGTGTAGTGGCAGCGTTGTCAGCACCACGAGCGCCTGCAGAGTATGCAACAGCGATCTTGAATGGAGACAATGCTTCTTCACCAGCAACTACAGAAGTAGCGGCTGCTGATTGATCAGTCATTGTGGACGCATAACGTACACGCAGAGTATGGATCTGTCCAACTGGACCTGTCATGGGCTGTACACCAACGATTTCGTTGGCAATAACAGTGGGCATAACACGTCGAATCACTGGCAGAATAACACGATTCAGCGTAGCGATATTACCGGAAACAGTAGAGCCAGAACTGGCGTTCTCTTTCAGGTACTTGCGAGTGTTTTCAAGAATAACACTCATTGAGTTGCGACGGTTGCCCTTAAGGCCTTCCATGAGAGCTTCTTTGGTCTCGTCCCAACGGCTTTCTAATAGTTCTTGCGACATCTAAGTCTCCTTCTGTTACTATTAATTTAGACCAGCCAGGCGTTTGATGTCAATCACATTACTGCGATCTTCTTCTTGCGCGGCTGGCACGGTTTTATCACCAGTTACTACACTGACATTTTCACTAATTACTTTTCGGGCTCTTGGTGAAGTGTCAGCTAAGACTGCTGGTAGATACTTCTCATAAGCGTTCTTAAGACGAGACGTCTGTACGCTTTCTAAGAGATTTTGCATGACTGCTCGCTTGTCGTTATTCAACGGGCCAAGCAATTCCTCCATGACGTTTGCACGTTCATTGGATTCTTTAATCACACGGATCTCTGTCTCTTTAGATTCTACCAAGGTTTTGGCCTTGCGTACAATCTTGGTGGCTTCGCTCAATTGGCGATCACGAGCATCTAATTGCATTTTTAATTTGCGTACTTCAGCGTTCTCATTGAGGTGAGTGGCGCCAAATTCGGCAGCGTAAGCTTCGAAAATCTTACGACCAAAATTGTTCTCGCGAGCAACTTTGATATCTTCATGTAATTGAAATAACTCTTGTTTTAGATGATGGCTAACAGCCTTGCTCATTTTTCCAGCACTTTCCTTAACGAAACGTGCCTTCAAGCCTTCAAGTTTACCACGAGCTTCACGGACTAAACGAACTTTGGTTTCCACCAAGTCCTTCTTGTCTTGTGAGAATTCATGGATCTCTTCTGCAAGTGCTTTAACAACAAACTTTTCAAGCTTATTAATGCTTTCATTGTGTTGCTTGCGGTCTTTACGTAGTTCACCAATTTCTTCTGCGAGTTTTGATACCATAAAGTCGTTAAACTTTGTAGCACTTTCTCTCATCTTAATTTGTGATTTTACACGATCTTCGGCAAGTTGGCGCTTTTCTTCGCTGACTGCTTTGATCTCTGATGTAAGACCCTCTGTTACCATACGATCCAGGGCTTCCACCATATTACTTTTATCATGCTCATAACGTTGTGCAAACTCCTCGCGAAGTTCTGCACGTACCTGCTCACGGGCTTCAGTTAGTTTTGATTCCCAAGCTTCGTTGAGCTCGCGACTAACATCCTCGTTAATTAGGCCGCTATCTAATAATGGTTTGATAGCATCTAACATGCATTTCTCCTTAGATCTTGAGATCTCTGATGAGGCGGTTTACTTCCTCTTTCAGGTATCTCTGTACCTTGCTGTCCTTGCCGGCGTCACGTGCTATTTCAAACACTTTGTGTCCATACTTCATATTCATCATGCCTTCATAGATGGCTTTGGGATATGCGTGGGGGGCGCTGGGTTGGGCAACAATATCGACAGTGACTATTTCAAAATCACTGACGTGTCCCGTTCTGTCGTCAACATTTCCGCTGCCGCGACTCGAAACTCCTAATTTTACACCTGATTGCAACATGGTTTTAATCAGTTCGCCCATTGGTGTAGGTAGAATTTTTAACTTACCAAATCCGTTAGGGCCTTCCATCCACATGGGTTCCATGACATGGCTGACTCTATCTAGGTTAATTTTTAAATCATCGGGGTGGTCTACCTCGCCCATGACAGAATTACCTTGCTTGATTTGTTGATTAATTGTATTAACTGCTCGTTCAATTTCATGCACTGGGTAAATGCGCTCGTTGGCGTTTTTTACACCGCCTTCGATGCAAATTCCAGACATCTTAAGATCCTTACCTTCACCAGCGCCTTCAATAACAATGTTGGCTTGGTGAAAAGTAAGATTCTCTCTTAGGTAATGAGCCATTTACCTTGGTTCCTTATTGAATAACGCTTTTGTTATTCACGCCGCCAGCTTGGCCTAAATTTGGTTTAGTAGCTGGTGTTGGTTTTTGTGTGCTTTGAGCAGGAGTATTACCCACTTTACCAATCATGTCTTTGACATTGTTTTTGTAAGCAGATGAATCGTGCTTGCCGCCTTCGTTGGCACCAGTGTGTACTGGCTTAGCTAATGCACCACGTGCACCGCTGTTGGCTGCAACTACGCTTTTCTTGTTGCTTGCTTCTTCAGTGTTGCTGGGTTTAGCAACTGCTTTAAGAGTAACGTTTTCAAACATGCCTTCAGTTTCGAATTCGTCGTCAACAACTTCTTCGTCACTCATGCCGTCAGCAGCATTGGCTTCGGCATCGTCCATGTCCATTTCAGCATCGTCCATGTCCATTTCAGCATCGTCCATGTCGCCCATGCCAGCATCATCGCCCATCATGGCTTCAAATTCTGCCATGAGTTCGTCTAATTTGTCTTCAAGATCAACTACGCGATCTTCGATGTCACCGGCTTCGGCCTCAACACCATCATCATCGCCTTCCATTGAAACACCTGATTCTTCAGTTTCGATGCTGTTCATGAGGTTGTCAGCTTTGTCGCCACCAAGTCCCATTTCATCTAGTTCTTCTTCGCCTTCATCAAGTTCTTCTTCATCGGCTTCGTCAATCTCTTCTTTGCCTTCTTCGACTTCTTCGTCTTTGGCTTCTTCTACTTCTTCATTTTCCATCATTTCTTCATAGATGGTGCGACTTTTTTCCACTACAATTTCGTGAAATAGTTCGCGGGCTTTTCCGTCTTCATCATTGATGACGTATTCAATAAGTTGTTCAAATTTGTTCATGAGTTCCTCCAAGGTTACGGCTCGATGTGATATTTACACATCGAAACATAAACTCAGTGTTTATCGGTGGTTTTTTATTAAAAACTGTAGATTATGACATTATCAATGTCATACTATAGAGGCTGAGGAGGAGGAGCGTATTGTTTTTTGACTTTTTCTAAACGTTCTTTAAATTCAATCTGTCGAACATCGTTTAGTTGTCTAAGTTTGTTGATTTGGCGCAGGGTCAACTTGGTTTTACGCAAGTCACCCAGGCGTGGCTGACTGTTATCTTGTTCTAGATCTTGGTAAGCTGGTTTTTGTGGTTGATAGAGTTCAAGCAGTATCATGCTGTTATTTATGCTGTGGGGGCGCCCACAGCAGCCGCTGGCTGTTGTCCGGGTGTTATAGTACCAGCACCGCCGGGTGGTGGTCCAATTTCTTCACCAGTATCTAGAGCATTCATGTCTTGACCTGTCTGAATATCTGTTTGCATGTCAGCTGGTGTTACTCCCACACTGCGCAAGTTAGTACCAGTTGGTTCTGGGGCTTCAGGATCACCGCGTTCTTCGTCCCATAGCTCTTCGTTTTCTCTAATTTCTTCTTCAGTTAGTCCCAAATAACGTTTCAACAAGAATCGTTTGCTTAGATAAGGAACCTGTTCCAGTGTTGAGAATGTTTGAACTCTGGTAATATCAAGTTCAGCTTCGCGATAGCTGGCAAAATTCTGTGGTGGATTAAAATCAATGTTGAACAGGCCACTGTCAATGTTAAACCCTCTCCAGCGCATGAACATTTTAAATTCATCATCTAGTTTCTGGATAATCAATCTTTGCAGTCGTTGGCAGTATTGGTTGAATCGATACTCTTGAATCAATGCTGTACCCACTTTGCCGTCGGTGAATGCTCGTTCACTGTCATCGGGTCCGGTGGGTAGATAGCTACTTGGAACCCGCAAAGCACGAATCATTTTGTTGTTAAAATACTTTAAATCGTCGATTTCGCCTAGATTGGATCCACCAGGCAATACTTCAACACTGGATCCACGACCATCTGCTGTTTGTGGAAAAAAGTAATCTTCGTTGATGGATAGCGGATTATAACTGCTGTCCATGATGTTTTGACCACCGCCGGTGTGGCTGGGGATTCTACGCTGATGTATTTCGTTTTTAACACGTTCCACAAACTGCATGGCCAAGTGCGACGGCATATTGCCCACGTCAATTTTGAATACTCTACGCTCGGGGGCACGTGCCACACGATAGATCAATACTGAGTCTTCCAACAGTTCTTTTTGTTTGAATACCCGAAATATTGTTTCTAAGATACTTTGCCCAAACGGCCAGTAAAAGTCCAAGCCATCAGTCAAACTCAAATGCACCACATGCTTGGCATCCAACACAGATTCATTCATTGCCGCGGCAAAACGTGATTGCCCACTACCACCACCACCTTGATTAGGCACACTGTAATTCATTGGAGCCACGTAGCCTGACGAAGGGGGGTTGCTTTGGTAATCAGTGGTGGTCTTGGCTGCAATTGTCAAATTTTGAAAGTTGGGGTTGATGTCTCTAATCACATACTGTTCGGGACGCTTGCCATCGCTTTCGTTGACAATAACTCGAGCCACTTTGGTCATGTCAACCCAGTACATTTCAAATGTTTCGGGATCACGCACAAACACTTGATCGCCATACTTGATGGTGTTACGAAAAATTCTAAAAATACGTTGATCCAGCTTGTTGAGTTTGACCCACTGCTGTAGTTGTTGCTTGATGATTTTGACTTCGTTGTCTGTGGGAGTTTCAGAGTAATTTACTTGAAAAGGCACATTTTCATCTTTGAGCTTTTGTGTGCTGAATTCAGCTAAAATGTCCAGGCATGCGTTGATCTCGCTGTCGCAGTCCATTTGTTCATATTGATTATAGCGTTGTACACGGTTAGGGTGTCCGCTGTAAACTTCTGGTAATCGGCTGGCATAGTTTCTATAAACAACATCAGCATGACCTTTTAACGGATCTCTTCCATCGTTTCTCCCATACCCAGGCAATCCATCCGACCCTTTGCCACTGAGTGGGCTAAGTTCACCGTTGTTATTTGCTACTTTAAAATATTTTTTCCAGCTCATAGTCTATTACTTATGTTTAAGACTGTGTTACTTGCAACATTCTTTCAGCTGTGCTGTTGTTTCTAGCCTGCAGAGAAACTAGTTGTTCCAACAATCCTGCAACCATGCCATCAGTGGGTGCGTTTGTTGAACCTGAAGATCTGGCCATTTCAGCTGTTAAATTTTGCACAGCAGTTACTAATTCGTTGTTGTTTTCAATCTTTGTTGTGGCTAAATCTGACATCTGACGTTGAAAAAATGTTTCCACTGATGTAAATGCTTGCTGAGGAGCTTCTATCTTTTGCTGTCCTATTACCAGCCCAGGACTGTCAATCCTGGGCAAATTACTATCAGGTTTTAAAACATTCTGTAGCTCAGGTGATATTTCTGCTATCTTAATTGCAACTGGCTTGCCATCTAATTGCCCACCAATTACACGACTCAGTTTATTGTAGTCTGAATTAATGGACGCATCTAGAATCTGCTGTTGTGTACCCAGATTTGATTTTGATAGTTCAACTAATTTATTGAACTCACTGGGTAACCCTAGAGTCTGTGATTGATTTGATTTTGCTAGTTCAACTAATTTATTAAACTCATCAGGCAATTCCAAAGGTTGTTGTGTACCCAGATTTGACTTTGATAGCTCAACTAATTTATTGAACTCACTGGGTAATACCAGCGGCTGTTGTGTACCCAGATTTGATTTTGCTAGTTCAACTAATTTATTGAACTCACTGGGTAATGCCTGCGTCTGTTGTGTACTCAAATTTGATTTTGCTAGTTCAACTAATTTATTGAACTCATCGGGTAATACCAGCGGCTGTTGAGTTGACTTTGATAGCTCAACTAATTTATTAAACTCATCTGGTAATTCCAGAGTTTGTCGTTGATTAATCATTCTACTCAATACAGCATAATCTAGAGTATTTTGTGAATCCGGAGTCTGTTGTGTGCCTAAACTTGATTTTGATAATTCAATTAGCTTGATGAACTCATCTGGCAATCCTAAATTAACTGGGATTGATCTACCATTGGGCAAAGGTACTACTGCCTCGGGGCCTTTTTCGCCAACAAGACTTAGTCCTTGAGTCACACCACCCAAGGCCATTTTTGGTAGTTGCATGCCAGCTGATGCTAACAATGCTTCCTTGGCTTGTTCAGGGGTAATTGTTGCCGGGCCAAGCGGATTTCCGCCAACACCAGCATAGTAACTTTCACCTGCGTTGATATTGCGTGATCCAAATTCATCATTGATTTTCATTGCCTTGGGAATACCCACACTGGCAAATTCTTTGGCTAGATCCAGCACTGCTTTTTCAATGTCGGCGCCTTTGTCACCGGCCAGTACTTTTTGTACTTCGGGGCGTTTGACCCCTACCAGGAATTCCTTGAATATTCGGTCTTGTGTGCCAGCATCAAACGTGTCAGATTCTTTGAGTCCCAGTGCTTGCACAGCCGCAGTCATGGTCTTGGGTGTGACTTGATATCTACCAGCTGCAAATATCTGCCCCGATGACTGTTCGCGCATGACGTCGCCAACTGACATGCTGGATACATTTTTTTCTCCAGGCTTGTAAATTTTCTTGCCGCCAGCATAGTTGGCAGCATTGTAGTCACCTGCACCTTTGCTTTCGCCACGAGCAATGACATCAGCTAACGGTCCTGCTTGTGTTGATGGTTTGGCAACTTCTTTTCTAGCTTTGGTGAGGATGTCTGTTTGTTTTAATAATTCTTTTTGTGATTTTAACAGCTCTTCTTCAATACCAGCAATGGCCAGCTTTCGAGCTTCAACCAAGGGCTTGGGCATGCCAGTTTTTTCAGCATTGGCAATTTGTTCTTCAATCTTGGACTTTTTATCTCTTAGGTTTAAAATCTGATTTTCGGCAGCCTGCACCTGTTGTTCATACAATGGAATTGTATTTTCAATTTTTCGCAACCGCTTACGCTCATTGGCAGCTTCAAGCACGGATTGATCCATCTTGCGTTGAGCATTCATGGCTTCTGATTCAGATTTTGCTCGCTCATCTTCCAGTGCTTTGATTCGGTTGCGTTGTGCCAGCAAGTCTTCTTGTGCAGCCTTGTTTCGCAACATGACGTTGTATTCTTCTTGTGCTGCCTTGACCTGGTCATTGACTCTGGCTGCTAGTTCAAACTTTGCATTGGCCACTTCGGCATCAGCCGCAACTTTGGCTTCAGCTTTGGCACGTGATTCTGGGACCTTGGGACCAGTGTCTGCACCTGCATTGCCTATCTCTGGCAGTTGAATACCCAATTCTTTGCCAACATATTTTACAAATTTGTTCAATGCCCCAGTGAATGATACCACAGCTTCGGTGGCCTTGGGCATGGCAGCAAATCCAAACAATGTGATTTGACGACTTAACTGCTCCATGCTCTTTTGTGCTGTTACAGTATCGTTGGTTAACTTATCCTGTCCAGCAATTTGCGCATCTTGTGCCTTTTGTGCCTTGAGTGTATTACCTTCAATGGCTGCACGATTGAAGTCACTGAGTTCAGCGTACTTGACAAACACATCTTGTCCATCGCCAGCAGCCTTAGCAAAACTTCGCTGATTTAATTCAGCTTCTTTTGTGGCTTCCTGCAATCTTCGCAGTGCTTCAGCTTGATCAATTTCACCATTTTTAAGGCTGTTGACAATATTTTGAATTTGTCCGCCGGAGCTGTTAAAGCCCTTGATGGCCGCATCACTGTTAACCAAATCAGTTGATACATCTCTAATGGCAGCGCCCAACTCTGGGCTTAGGCGATTAACTTGAGTCTGGAAGTCCATCAAAGCTTTGGCGTTGCCTTCATTTCCTTCACCAATCATTTCATCAATCTGTGCCCGGAATCTTCCTTCGCTCAAGGCAGCATCTTGCTGTGCTTGAATCTCTTTGCGATTCATGCCTGTGACCTTGGACAGCAAATCTAATTCTTTGGCATATTGAATTGTGCCTTGTGTGAGTTGGGCATTGGTTTTCCGTTGAGCTAGGCCCAGTCTCGATTGTTGTGTGACAAAGGCCCCAGCTGATTCGCCTATTTGGTCTGCACTGTAGCCAAGTCTTCGCAGGGCATCACCGGCACCACTAGTGGTAATGTCGCCAACAAACTTGCTGAAATTTTCACTACCTTGCCCAACTGTGCCGCCAAACCTGGCCAGGGCACCGGCATTTTCTGTGATGGCTTTTTTATATCCGTCAAGACTCATGCCTGACTCAATAAACTGCTGTTGCAGTCCTGACATGCCGTTGGCAGTGACT